TTGTGCCTCTTCTTTTATTTTTTCTTTAAGTGATTTGTTTATAAGTGGACCTACAGATGATAAGTCAATATCATTATCTTCACAGTATTTGATAACTGCATCCATATAAGGTATTCTTTGTTTCTTAACCATATCTTCTATGATTAAACCAAACTTTTTACTATTCATTAAATTCATACATTTATTATATCATTTGTGAATGATTTTGTCAAGCCTGTTTCTGTTACTCGGTACAGGCAAACCGTTTAGCAGTATTAAGCTGCCATCGCTAAATTGTTAGCATTTATAAGATGACTTTACGTTGTCAACGATTAAACTCCAGTAAGTTTTAACTGTGAATCGATCCTAGTTCCACCCCTTAAATTTCATTGTTTAAATGGTGGAGTGGGTGGCATTGCAGCCACGTCTTCTCCAGGCATTCTCTTACCTTCAACGTTTAATTCATTTGTGGCACTACTAAATCAAATGTATGAAATAAAATACATCTTTCAAGTCCACTTGGTATATCTAATACAGCAATTGATTGTGTATTATCTTCATTTACCATATAAGTTATCATATAAACTGGTTCACCATCTTCTACCATACCTGTTCTACCTAGTGTTAAGTGATATGGTTTAAATTTATAGTGATCGACATAAGTTTGTATAGCATTTACTGTACCACATAAAGCAGGTACCTGTTGCATATAAACTTCATTACTAAATTCTTCATGCTCGGCATAAACTACAGTTGCAAATAATATACTTAAAACTATTAAAATCTTTTTCATATTTCCCTTTAGCTGTTATGGTCGCAAGTAGGATATACTAAATCACCTTTTTAATTAATTCGACTATTGACTCTTTATTAACTATTTATATTATTTCTGTCAAAAAAGTCTTTAGTGTGTTTATAAAATAACTCTTGGTGTTGTTTTATCTTGTCTTCACCGTGTATCCATTCTTGTACAAAACCATCTTCACATGCAGCTAAAATTACTGTTTGTTCTATTTTTTTGTCAGGATAAATTTCTTCAAACATTTTTGCATATGCTGAACATTGTAAAAAATTAGCATAATTATAATCTTCGTCACGTCTTTTTGTTGAGGTTTTAAAATCAACTACAGATAGTTTACCTTTATATTCAGCAATACAATCAACTTGACCTGCAACACTTATCTCTTTTGAATACAAATATTCTTCTATACAATGTATGTTATCGAGCCTAGCAAGATAAGGTTTCATAATTCTAAACAAACCTAAAGGTGTAACAGCAGTTATACCTGCCGACTTGTCATCTTCATTTTTTAAATGATTTTCTATTAATGTATGGGTTGCTTTACCTCTATTGATAGCAGATGTAGAAATATAGTTAGCCATTTTTTCACCAACTGCATTTCTCCATGCCTGTATACCTACTTGTTTTTCAGGTATCTGTCCTAGTATTGAGGTAACGGAAGGCATATTAACGCCATCAATAGTATAATATCTTATACCATCTTGGCTCTTGCCTTTCACACCTAAACTTCTAGGTAGTTTTTCTTCATTCAGTTTTACATAATTAAACGCCATAATATACCTTCCTATTACTTAATATTATATACTCATTATATCACAATTTACAAGATTGTCAAGCTACAATGCTGTTATTTTAGTGTCGGTCCAAGGTAATTTTCTACCTAGTTCATCAAAAGTTGAGGTGAGTGATAAATTTTTAATTATTGTATTTCTCATTTCAGAATTTTTTATAGTTTGAAATATTATACTAAGTCCTGCCTTTTGTTTATCTAGCCAAGTAAGACCATATGATGAAAAATCACAACACAATGGTAAATATATTGATGTATCATAACCTCTTAAAGCCCAATGAAAGGCTCCTACGTTTTTATTATCAAATACACATCCTGATGTTTCTGTTCCACCAACTATGATATTTGTTATATGAGGTGCTATTTCAAATGTAGTATATTTTTTGATTATTTTACAAAATTCATCAATTGTTATATTATCATAAGCGTCGTTGGTTTCAATTGTAATATCGAATGATTGCCATTTTTCTAGCCTAGAAAACTCAATCATTGACATCAATTGTTTATCTTCTAGTTTTGTACCGAAATAAACAATTATACACTTTTCTCTATCAATGTTTCTTCTATTTAAAATGTCCAATAAAGCAATATATCTGCTGTTCATATAATTTTGATCTTGCAAACCAGGTTGGCCTTGAAAGTCAATCATTAATAATAAAGTATTTCTCACTATATACCTTTTTGCATATACAAGTCAATAATCTTGTTTTGCTCTATTTTTTTGTCATTATTAAGACGTTCAAACGCTCAGCTGGGATCGTACGGTTCATATACCGTCTTACCATCATCATTTCTGTATGCTCTTAATACTTGTTTTCTGTTGTCTTCAGCATTCTTATACGAACAATGAATCCAACCACTATTAGGTTCCTCTGGATTATGAAACTCTAATATTAGCTGATCAAAATCTAGGTTATCAATAATATATTTTGCTAGTTCAGCATTGGCCACACCAAAGATTTCAAAATCAGCGGCTTGGCCTTTTGCGTGCTGTGATTTCGCACTTGAACCTATTTTTAAACATAGTTCAGGACTTCTATATCCTGATGATACAGATACTACTTTGCCATAATGGTCCCTTACTTTTTGTAGGACATTATCACATAGTTTTTTTAAATTATCCATATGGTCTTCGCTTGGATTATTACTAATACCATGTCTATCTGCTGTTTGTGAAGCAGTAAGTTCTTTAAGCGAAAAGTTTTTGCTTAGTTGCATTTAGTTTTTCCTTTGCTTTTAGTTTAACTTTTTTAAGGGTTCTAATTTCGAACCAACTTTGACTTGTTCGGTCGGTTTTTCTTTTTTCTTCAACTTCATTTACTGCTCTTTTTAGTTCTTTATGATGAGCCTTAACTTCTAACATATTTACCCCCTAGTTAGTTTTAACAATTTGTCCATCTGTGCCTTGATAATTGGTCCTCTATTTGGCCAATGTATATAAGGTTCATTGGACTTGGAAAGATTATATAAAAAAGGCAATACAATCTTTTCAATCTCTTTAAATCTTGCTTCTATATCAGCATTCTGTATATCTTTGTTTACTGTATCCTTTTCAGCAACAATCTGCATAATTTCACTCATAGCAGATTTAATATCAGAAACATCTGATTTAATTTTTGCTAATTCTAAATTTGAATTTTCTATTACACTTGGATCAATGGCTGGTTGTGTTTCTTCAGCTGGTTTTTGAGATACAGGAGTGAAACCGTAATCAACGTCTGTGTCAAACTCTCTCATAAAATCTGGTATATCTGCCATAGTTATTCTCCTTTATTGTTTATGTATTGAGTTTTAATTACTTTATTTAATACTGTTGTATAAGGATTAAAACTAAGGTCCTTATTAGCACAAGCTGTAAGTAATAATCCTACACATAAAATAGGCAGGACTTTCAAGCAGAAATGTCCTGCCATATTGAAAATGTACAATAAGCGGATTGACCTATTCGACTCAGGTATACGACCGTTGTGTTTCAGTTGCTCGCTCTGTACTATATTATTTATTTTTTGCACTTCGTCTAGCCTTGTATTTTTTAACTGCTTGTTCGGTTTTAACTTCTTTTACTGATCTTTTTCTATGTTGTTGTGCTAAAGGACTGTTAGGATGTGCTTCAGCAATTCTGCTTAAATTATCTTTCCAACCACCATCAGTTCTATAACTCATACCACTTACACCACCAACAATATTTACTGCATTTATAATTTGTCTGATGTGTTTATTTTTTAAAAGATAGTTTTCCATTTCAGAAATGGTCATCATCTCGGTAAACTCTTTACCAGTTTTTTTATTTTCAAATGTATAAAGTGGCATTAATTTAATGATAGGTGATATAGTAACTGATTAGTTGCTAAAAGCATATCTTCTAATATACTTTGCAAGTCTATTTGACCAGCAACTTCTTTATTGTTTGATAGTTCTTTAATTCTATCTGCTTGTTTTTTTACTTCAGCTTTTACTATTTGAACATCAGCATAATTTAAAATGCCTGGTCTTAATTCAGCACTAAATTTAATTCTTCTACCAGTTTTACCTTGATGTGTTTCAACAAACTCGTCAAGCATTTTATTAAATTTAATATAGTACTCACCTAAGCTTTCATGTTCAGAATATGACTTTGTTTGCCAATGATAAGATTGAATATCATTCAAAAAGTTAATATTTAATTGTATAAATTCTTCTATTTTACTCATATTATTATTTAGTATTTGCTATTTCTACTATCCTTTGTATTAGACTACCTAGTCCATTTTGTCTTTGCATTGTTAATAATTCTTTTATACCTAAAGGTAAAAAATCTTCAATTGTTAAACCAGCAACTTCATCTTTAGAACAATTGTTAACAAGATCAGTTACTAGTTTAGCTGTACCTTTTGTTATAAAGGCATCAGCATCTATTTTATATATCATTGTATTATCTTCTTTTGTTCCACCTATTAACCACAAGTTACTAGCACAACCACGTATTCTATTTTCTTCAGTTTTTACTTCATTTGGTAATGATGGTACATCTTTTGCTATGTCAATAAGATATGCAAGTCTATCGTGGCCTTGCAACATTTTAAGGTCATCACCTTTTTGTACTATTTTTTCTTTTAACATTTAAAATTCTACCGTAGTTTGGCCAACCAAATTTGTCAGGTGACTCTCCTACATATCTCCAACGTATAACTCCTGTATTAGGATTTCTTTCATAAATTTTAGGCTGTTCTATTTTGTTTTTTTTGTTCATTTTTAATTCCTTCAGCAAACCACTCTGGCATTTTAGCAGGTGATTTCCATGTAGCAAATGCTTGTTTTTTCATTATATAGTATTTACGATAAGACGCAACTACGTCACCTGGTATTTTACATTCATCTGGCATTGCTGGCGTAGCGTCT